GCACTTGTAATAACTGTTGGTGATGCTATTGATAAGGTAAGGGATTTTGAAGGATTAACTTCTGCATCTAACTGGTCATACTGAATATAGGTGTTATTCAAAACATCCAATACTGAATAGGTCAAAGATATTGTATTTTTAGGGGCTGTGTAAGATACATTAGCCACTTCTAAGTCATTTGTTAAAACTTCCATCTATCTGCCAAAGAAAGACTCTTTTTCTTTCTCGTTAGCCTCCCTGACTTCATCTGCTTGGCTAGCTAATATTTTCTCGGCAAGCGTTTTATTTACAAGAACAAGCTTGTCATCCATATCAAACCTTACACCGTTTCCAGCATAATAACCTCCACGATTATGGACCATAGTTAAAAGAAGCTTTTCTTCTTTTTTAGACTCTACTTTGGCTTCTTCTATTTTTACTTTAACTTCTTCTTTTGTAGGACCTTCTTCATAGTCAAACAACGATTTTGATGATTCTTCATACATTTCCCAAGTAACTTTAGCTTCTTTAATAGCTTCAATAATATCTTGTTTTCTTGCATTCTTTGATACTTCAATGTCAAATGATAGACATAGACCCCTAAGGTCTCCGATTGTTTTATTAGATAACATAAATCCTCCTAATTATTAATTATACACTAAAAAGAAGTAGAGGTCAGGTTTTTACTCCTGACCCCTACTTGATAGCTAAAGATTATGCAGTTGGTACTGCGTAAGCAATTGCTGACTTTTCTTCTAGTGCTACACCCATACGGACGTAGACTGTGTACTCTACAGAGTCCTTGCGTGGCTTGAACTCACGATGTACTGTAACATCTCTCTGGAAACCCCAAATGCGGTTTGAAGGAAGAGTTAGATCTACATAGTCTTCTGGATACAAAGGAACTTCCTGAACTGGAAGACCGAAGATGGTGTATTGAGCACCAGCTGGACCGCCAATTCTTGGAGTAACTCCATCAATTACACGAGTAGCAACATCGTAAGGAACTGAAGTTCCGTCAGTTGTATTAACTGTGCGAAGCTCTGTTAGCAATTCCTGAATATGCTTGCTGTTCATGTAGAACTTAAGATCCTGACGGCGAGCCTTGAACTTACGAGGCATTGCGTTGTAGATTGCTTCGATTGCATCAAGAGTCAACTTTGCGGAAGATCCATCGCCTGAATCAGGAGTAGCTTCCCAGATGCCTGTCATAGCTGCAGCAGCTGCTGCAGCTTCGTGAGCACCTGCGTAGTTAGTGTCCTTGATCTGACGGATAAATCCTGCAAGAGTATTGTTGTATGTACCGTCACCAGATGTTCCTGGACGACCATTAATTGCAATATCTTCCAAGTCGTTTCCGAATTGAGTTGCCATCAAACGTACAACGTGATCCTCTAGAGACGCACCTTCAATCGAGTCCTCTAGGGATTCGGTTGATAGTTCGTACTGTAGACGGAACTTTGTTGTTGTAAGTTCGATCTTTGTGAATGCTGGAGCACTGTTTTCTCCTGTATCATCAGCCTGTGTAGCTTTTGTAACAAGACGTGAACCAACACGGATCTTATCCAGTTCCATAGTATTTCCACGCATCGTTACCTTGCGACCATCGTTAGCGAGAACCATCTGATCAAAGATGTACTCGATAAACTGTGTAGATTGTGTTGGATTAAGAACACCACCATTGTCACCAGAGTTACCTGCTGCTGTCATAGCACCAGGGGATACTAGTGGGGAAAGAACTGTGCCACTTGCTGTGGCTTTTTCTAAAATATCACTCATTTTTATTTTTCACCTGCCTTTTATTTCTAATTTAAGTATTGCGAGGAACTGAGGAAGCGTCCCCCCCATACAGAATCTGACTTCTGTATAGTTGTTTCTGCGGAACTCTCAAGTTCCCCAGATTTCTTTACAGCGGTATCATTTTCTACAGATTCCAATCTTCCATTAATTGTTTGTACTGCATTTACGATATCCGCCAAACCTTTGTTGATCTCTTCTAAACGAGAATCATTTTCTACAAGCTTATCGGTTAAAGCTTTTGTTACTTCTGCAACAGTGTTTACAACACCATTAACTGCAGCTGCATTTGTTTCGCTACTCTTTGTAAGAGCTTCGCCAACAAAATTTTTGATTTCACTAAGAGTCTTTTCAAGGTCAGTCGCCTCACCATTATCGGTGGAAGCGTCATCTGCAGATCCCTCTGTATCTACTGATGTTTCGACTGTCTCTTCTGTTGCTTCTGTTACTTCAACTTCATCAGACTTTGCAATTTCTTCTACTACTGGAGCTTCTTCAGCTTCAACAATTTCATCAACTACAACTTCTTCTTCAACTTCTACAACTTCTTCTACAACTTCATTATTTTCAGTCATATCAACACCTCCTTCATTTATTTGTGTGGCAACCAACTCTGCGTCACTTGCCTCATTCACTACTGTGTTAGGTAGAGAAACTTCTGATTGTACACCAAGGGATTTAAGGACTTTAACTGTCCAAGATCTAAGTGTACTCATTCTATGTCCTACAACTGTTTTAGATGGCTTCCAAGAGTCTCCGTCTTTTTCGTAAACTCTGATAACCACCGCTGGGTCTTCTGGTGTACCTGTAATTGTTACACTAGAATTTGGTACTTTAATTTTACCATTAGTTACTACTCTTGTTACTTTACCTCTTGCTGTGCCACCTGAAGAGCCCCACTGAACAAAATCTCCAGAAGAATATTCTCCTGCTTTTTTAATATATTTCTTTTTCTTTTTAGGATCTTTTTCAGTCTGGATATCTGAAAATCTTGGATTTTGCTTTGGATACTTCTTTGGAACATCATCACTTGTAACGGTTCCAGGATTAACTGCCTTATGTGTATCAATAATTTCTGTCATTGCTTTTTCAATATCTGACTTTGTTATTTCGTCAATCCATCCAATAGATGGTAGGTCAGAACTGCAGGATGAGCAAGAATACTTTTCTTCTCTTGAAAGATAAGCCATTTCTTCCTCTTCACACCAAAATACATTCTTAATATTTGACTTAGAAAACATTCCCTCAGCAATTTCACCATCAATAGTTTTCTGAATAGAGAAAATATTGGCAAACTGATTTGCAGGTGAATCAACTAAGGATAACTCTACTAAATCATATTCCTTAATAACACGAACAGTTGTATTTGATTCTTCATCTAATTCTGTGTCTGTATCTTTAATTGCACCGCCGATTGAAAAACCAGTGAGTGTACCATCAAGAACCATCTCCCAGATGTCTTGAGCACCCTTAGAAACATAGGTATCCACAAATACTCCCGTATATTGCTTCTTTGTCTCTGGGTCGAAAAATGTGTCTGATCTAAAAGAAACAACCTTTCCTGCTGGAATAGGTTGATGCATAAGTCTTACATTGCCACGAAAGTTTGCAAATGCTTTTTCTGAGGCTTCTGGAAGTATTCTATCACCTTGTTTATCAATGTTGTCAAGGGTGGCAAAGCCAGATACAATACGCTTTTCTTCATCAATTTTTGAAATTGGCATCGTCAAGTTGACGCTGTTACCATTCATAGAAAGGGAAGCCTTTTGTAAATTAATCATAACAATTTAATTATACATTGCTTTTCTTGTTATTGTTGCTGTCTTCCTTCGCCTTGTGCATTTCTTGAACCAGTGTCGCCTTCATCTGCCTGATTGTTTTGACGTTCCTGATCTCTTCTTCTGTTTCCAGAGGCTTGAGCTGTTTGCTCAGAAGCCTGTTGACCAGTAAGTTGAACGGTTTCATCTCCTCCAGGAATTGCAGTAAGACCCAATCTTGAACGAACTTCGTTAGGAACAATAACCTTCATTCTTAAATAACGCTCGTCAATCTTGGACTGAGTATCTTCATCTGTAAGGGTAAGTTCATTAAAAGCAAACTTAAACATATCAGTCTTTTCAGCAACAATTGCTGTAATTCTTTTTTCAAGGGCATCCTGTGCTGGACGAGTTACCTGTTCCTTAAATCCCTTGTCTGCTTCTTTTGCTGCAGCTAGGGAAAGTCCCTCTCCTGCACCAACTTTAGTCATAGGAACACGATGTGCCATAAGGATTTCTTGAAGATTTGCTTTACGATACTTATCAAATGATCCGTCTTGTATTCCGTTTTCTACAGGCTCCATCTTAACTTCTACCTTGCCACCTGCATCATCTCCAGGAAGAGGAACAATAAGTGTTCTATGGGATTGCCCACGAAGGTTATTTTGGAAAAACTCAAATAGCTTTGCTTCTGCATCTCTGCTTAACTTTGCACCCTTAATCCAAAAAATGTAACGTGGAGTAGCCTTATTTTCAAAATACTCTAAGTTAAACTTAGATGAAAACTCATTTCCAGCCATTGCATTTTTGGCAGGAACAATTGACGGAATACCGTAATAGGTATTTGTTGGTGTGTAGTTTGCAATGTGAATAATTTCGTTTGGTCTAGGATCCGTTCCCATTTGAGGATTAACATCTTCTTTGTCGTGGAAGTTTCTAAAATATGTAAACTTTCCTCCAACTAGCTGAACATAACCATCACGAAGTCTGCGTACACGCATAGTTGCAGCAGGAATATGACCAATATAGCCAATCTCTCCAGTTGTTTTTCTGCCAATCTCAATGTAGCCATTTCCAGTAGTTTCATAATCTAGGTAAGCCTTTGTAAGTGTTTCTGTAAAGGTTTCCTCATCATTTCTAGTGTCTAGCCACTCTAAAATCTCTTGCTTTGCACGTTCTAGCTTCTTTCTAGTTTTTCCAAGCTTTACCGTATTTTCTGCAAGGTCTTCTAGCATTTGCTTTACCTTTAGGGTTGGCTCTAGATAATAACCAAGACCAACAATATTAGTTACCTTTGCATTAATTGCAGCATAGTTAGCAGAAGAAACTTCATATGTTTTTCCAAGAGAAATAAGATTATATGGTGGCTCAACTACATCAAAGATACCATAGGCATATTCAAAAAGGAGCATTTGTTTTGAAGCAGCATCATCGCCTCTAAAACCATTTTTTGGTGGAGTATAATTTGTTGAAGAGCCCCCAACTTGACCAGCCTTCTCAAGTTTTCTTTTAGCATTACGCTTAAAGTTTTGACTTATTCCACGATACTTTAAAATTTCATCTGCTGAAACCATAAACTCGTCAACGGCTGCAATCTCTTCTTTTTTCTGAAGACTATCTATTGCAATATCGCTACCATAAATAATTTGACTTTGAGGAACTTCGTTATCCTCTACTCTTTCGCTCATTTGCAAATATCTCCTTCCAGTTTTCACTATCTCCGTAAGGAGTTAAGCCTTCAGCCATTCTGTCAATATCTTCTCTAGCCTCAGTATCGCTAACTCTTCCAACTCCAGGCATAAACTTTGCAACACCATCTGGTTTACCCCAATATGCTGCTGACTTTGCCAACAAGTTCATTTTTTGAATGTCATGCTTCATTGATGGAATGTTTAGAGTATTACCATCATCGTCTTTAAATGGTTCTCCGTTTGGCAGGATCCATACATAAATGCCATATTCTGCACTTGACTCAACCGCCTGTACACCCTTTTTTGTATTATTCATACCACTATGATACCATTTCTACTCTTCTGTTGTAAAGATAGAATCTTGACTTGGTGCAGTTTTTGATTTAATTTTTTCTCTAAAAAGATTAGTAGATGCAAGATTGACAAAATAACCAGTATCTCCTGATGTTGGCTGTACCCACTGAAGTCTCTTTGTAGAATTATAGTACTGACCAACATAAACCTTTCCATTTTTTGTATGATCTAAAGTTTCTTTTTTTAATTTAAAGTATCCAGGGCTTTGCTGTATTGGATTATCAACATTAAATATCTGATCAACCGTGTAGATATATCTTTTTGTTCCAGAGTTAACTACAAAAGTTTGACCAACAAATATCTTTTTATTTAACAGATAAAGCCTTCTTT